ATTACTTCCTATTATTATTGATGATACTCCGCTCGTTAATTTTAAATCACCAGTAATTTCTACATCTCCGACTACATCAAGTAACTCACTAGGTGTCGCGGTTCCTATACCTACGTTACCTGTGTTGTAGTAGATGTCGCTTCCTGTGGTTGTCCAAGGGGAGCTTCCTCCTGATACAGTTCCAGGCTCCCACTTGCTAGCTGTGTTATCCCATACAAGGGCCTGTCCATCCGTAGGGGCTACCGTGCTAGTATCTACGTCTGAAAGATCGTCGATGCTAGTAGGTACGTCCGCAGTTGTAGCAAGTGTTCCGCTAGACTGAGGGAGAGTAATTGTGGTGTCCGCTGTATTAGAGGGGTAGTTTCTAATCTGAGCATCGCCACCGCTAGCAGCTTCAATTTTAAAGTTGCAGCCAGGCTCTAATAATAGGTCTGCAACGTCTGTAGTGGTCGTGCCAGTAAGCGTAAAAGCATCAAACTGAGTTTCTGTGCCAGATGCGCCAGTTGCTACACTAAACGTCAAAACACCTGGAGACGTTTGGGAGGCCGTTAAGAAGGTGCCGCCCAGACCCATCTTTGCAGAGGTAGACTGAAGGTCTACGTACCCAGCAGAAGTGTCGAGAGACGTGTTATAAACCTGCGTTCCAGACGAAGACTTAATGATCCCTAGCAGGTTTTGAAGGTTTGGACTCTTCATCCATTGTCCAGAACCAGAGTTGTATGTCAGTACATCGCCTTGACTTGGAGTACCTATAATGTTTACGTCGCTTAAATCATCTATGCCTCCAACTGGGCTTGACCAACTTAACGTACCAGATCCGTTTGTAGTCATAACCTGACCAGTAGTTCCGTCAGAGGTAGGGAAGCTAAACGCGCTGTTTACCGTAACGGTACCATCTTCATCAACGCTAAACCTAACAGCATCTGCGCTATTTACAACCTTAAACTTTTGATTAGACTGATCATCATCATAGTCAAGCTTTATGATTGCGTTCCCATCCGACCTAATCTCAAGGTCTTCTGGTGCGGTGCCAGTAATAGTCGATATCGTAGATGCCCCAGAAAGAAAGTTTATGTCAGTTACAGAAAGAGAACCTGCGTTGACAGCACCCAGATTGGTCGCCCCAGTTACACTCATACCGCTATTAAAATTAACGGAATTGTTAGAGGTTAACGCACCAGTAAATATTGTTGCGCCAGAAACAATGTTTGCACCACTTAGGGTTGTAGTACCACTAAATGTTTTGTTGCCAGCAATTGTTTGATTCCCAGTTGTGTAGACCCCGTTTGTAACTGTGTCTGCATTACCAGTTAGGTCGCCTGTCACATTACCATTTACGTTTCCAGTTACGTTACCAGTCAAGTTGCCCGTTACGTTACCAGTCAAATCACCAGCAAGGCCGTCGTTAAATGTCTTAACGCCTCCAAAAGTCTGAGCGGTAGGGGTTACGACACCAGCAAAACTTGCGCTAGCGTCAGGCATTTTAAGCTTTCTTACTGGGTTTAAAGGGTTGAATGAAGCGTCTTGATGGTCAAGGTAAACCCCGTTAGCCTGAACAACAGGCTGAATCCGCCACGGCTTATTATTGTTTACCTGAGTTTCAGCATGTATAGAATCTATGTCTCTATCGTTCGCTATAGCAATATGAGCAAGCTTTGTACGTTCGTCAGCGGTTATCTGATTTCTTGATACAGTGACGTTATTCTGCACCCCTGGCACAGTGACTACAGTCGTAGTGCCGCCAGCCGATATGGTAATGTTGGTTGCCATTATACGCTTACGTCTTCGTTAATTTTGAACGTACCGTAAATTAAAGTAGTGACCTTGTTGTCGTCTGAAGCGTCTGTCATTTCAATATCATAAACATACAATCCAGCAGAAGTTGAGGCCATTATTGCAGAAGTAACAGCAAACTTTACAATGCCATCCGTAACTATAGCTGATCCGCCATCAGCGTGCGGCAAGTCCACACCGCTAGAGTCTTTTACGTCTATTTTTTTAGTGGCTCCACTTGTGGCGTCCAAAGTACTGAGTATGATGTTGTTATTACTGTCCCCGTTGTCAGTCCCATAAGCAGTGTTGGAATCATCAGAAACCCTGACCTCCATTTTAAAAGAGTCGTTTTCATTAACTACTGAGGCGGGAGTTGATGCGTTATCCTTGAGCGTCAAAGACAACTCAAAGGTGTCACCCTTTCGGCAGGTGATGTCCACTCTTTGTGATGTATCTAAGTTTATAGTTTTTGCCATTATTGCTTAGTTTCTGGTTCGGTTTGCCTCTGAGTAATAAGCTTGCTTTGCTCATCAGCTTGCTTTACTACTCTATCGTCTTTTCTATCCTCTTTCAGCACTTCAAGCTTTTCTTTAAAGTTCTTATCGTCCTCTTTAAAGCCGAGAGTAGCCTGAGCTTTAATCATCTCGATCTCCTTTCTGAATCCGTGCTTAACCTGTTCTAGCTGAGCCTCTAGCTGAGCCTTAAGCTGCATCTCCTGAGATTTAATTTGTGCCTGCATCTGCAATTCTTGTTGCCTAGCTTGAGATGCGGCCTGCGCGGATTGTTGTTGTACTTGAGCTTGCTGCTGAGAATTCTGCTGGGCCATTTGTTGATTACTAGCTAGTCGTTTCTTGCGTCGAACAATAAGCAGACGTTCAGCTTGATTTAAATCCTTTAACTGACGAATAGCTATTGCGTCCTCAAGATCAATTTCCTTTTGCCCTAAAGCCATCTGAATGTTTTGCTCAAGGTATTGACGCTCAGCCTCCTCCATGTCCTTAACAACCGTAACGCCGAAGTTGTACATAGCTAGGTTTCTAAACGAGCTCAATACTTTCATGTTTTCTTTACCGATGGCATTCTCGTAAATCCTATACAGGATAGAATCGGGGTGAATCACCTGTATGCACTTGACGATATCGCTACAAACTTTCTTATACAGCATCATGCAAGAATTAGTGATGTCATATATCGCATTGTTAGCAGCAGCTAAAGCTTGTTGTCTTACACCAACTAAAGAGTCAGACTTAGGCGTAGAAGCATCCATTACCTCATTAATGCCTGTAGCATCACGAATCATTTTTAGGTAATGATTGTACAACCCGATAAGCTCATTAATATTGCGAATACTGTTGCCAATCTCCCTGATAGGAGGGTTCTGAAATCCGCCATCTGGATTTTTGCTTCTATAGTAGAATACACCCGTCTGTTCGTAGATGTCATGTAAATCAAGAGGTTGTAATTCTCCGCTTTTTCCCAGCTGAACATTCTCAAGACCTTCTATGTCGATAATGATACCATCTGGCTTCGCCTTAGCAACCGCCTGCTGAATCTTTAAGTGTGTCAGCTGCAATTGATCCGCAAAGCCAATGCAGCTATCCACCATAGACTTAGGCATCATGTCTAGAAGGTTGGTAGCAGAAACAGAGTAGGACAAGTTTGTTCTAGAGATGTCGTGTATATTCTTAGGGATGTTGTGCTTCTTCCCGTAATTAAACAGAAAATCAGTACCAAGTATGTAAGAACCCCCGTAAACACGAGCAGTCTCAAGCTTAGATACCTCTCTGTTGAATACAGAGTTCTGGGGTGCCTTGTAGTTTCCTCCCTTTGGGTAGAAACCTAAGTTGCCGTACCTGCTTTCTTTTGATTCGTAGTATTCAGTATCTACAGCCATAAACTCAAAGTCCATAACTTCAATCATGTATTCGTCGTATCCGAACTGATGACTATCGTTAGCCCTATCGTATGATGTCTGACTAAGCTTGCCAGAATCGTAACCGTACTTCTTCTGAGCTTTTTGAGCGATCTTTTTGTATTGCTCCTCGGTGAACTGATCACCAGCCATTCTTTTTAGTTCCTGAATAGGAACATGTCGGACATGGCCAGCGTAAACCAAATCAGAGAAATTAGGATCCTCTGTGAAGCTGTGAACAAAGCTGGCTGGATCAACGTAGCTTGTCTTCAGGCCGTATTCTGGGTCGTTATCACGCTTAACTACGGCCATTCCTATAACAGCCAAATCGTTCGCACACCTCCTTAAAGTGGTGTCATTGAATTCGTTCCATTCAAGTGTGAGATTAGTAGCAATCTGAGCCGCAACCTCTGAGGACACCTTTATATTAGTGCCCATAAAGATTTCGGCCTCCTCTAAGGTGTCTGGGATTTGATCAGGGTCGCCGTTAATTTCAACGCCTAGCCCCTTCTTAATGCCCTTAAGGGCTTCTTTTGCTTTAACTGAATACTCAAGTTTCTTTTTTTCTAGATCTTTTTCGGAAGAAGAAATAGGGTCAATTGCCTCCAGGTTGGGGTATGGAGACAAAGAAAGAATTTTATTGACAACGATTCTAACAAACTTGGGCAGTATAGGAACTGGAGTAAAATCCAGATTAAGCATGCTGCCGTCTCCGTTATTAGGATCTAAAGAAGTAAGAAGCGATCTATAAATGGTAGTGTCTTGGGTTCCGTTCGCGTACCTTCTATTTCTTTCAAAGGTTTTTTTTCTGTTGCCGTAAACAGAGTTTTGGTGGTCCATCTTTCCCCATTGTTGGTATATAGACTTAGCATATCTTAAGCCGTAGTCTTTTCCCTCTTTTGTCTCAGAAGGAGCTAACGGGTCGGGGAAACTGGAGTTCTTTTTACTTGTACTGTACATCTGCAATGAGTAGAGTTATTTTAACTCAATGCAAATATAGTAAAACTAGGAGTGCCAAGCTTTTGACCTAAACGTCCTAAAGAAAGTTTTATCTTTGAAGTCGGTTTTTGGTTTTTCTTTTTTTGCTTTTTGGGCTGCCAGCAAGGCTAAGCCAGAACTAATCGTTAAGTCAAACTTGGTTCTTTTGTCGATTTTATATCCGATCCAATCTTCAAGCGTTCGATTAAAATACATCTGACCTATTTCTGCCGTCTCAGGCTTGAGGCCAACATGGTTGTGAATGTAAGCCTCAATGGCGTGCGCATGAGACTGAATCACATCCTGTGAGTTAGAAGGTATTCCTTTTGTTCTTACGTTAGAAGAGGAATTTGGATTCCTTAGGAAGTTGGGGCGATCCATAAGATATCCGTCATAACCCCTTGATTCAAAATATCTTGCAATTCCGTATTTGTTGTTTTCTATCAGGAGCGGATACCCGTAAAAAAAAGCGCACATAAGAACGTCTTCGTAGAAAATACTAGCCAGGTCTGGCCGAGAGGCGTACTCCACAACGAACATGTTAGAGGGCGCATCCATGTTAAACTTGTTGTACATATGCAAAGCCCCTTTAGATCCTCTTCCGTCTACTGTAGCGTCGAGGTCATAAGAGTCAACGCCTCCAACCCCTATGTGTGTATTGGGAGCTACTTTCTTTCCTCTATCTTCAGCTTTATTGTTTCTTAAGTGATCTGGAGGGAGCCAAGCCACCCTAAATCTACCATTAGGGTCAGGAGAGAACACCACCTCTTCGTCTTTAGCCTTCCATATAAAATTCCCTTTCACTACAGGGTCAGGGTAGATGCTTTCGTTGTGCTCTATTTGCTGGTATATCTTACCAATGTTAAATAGACTTCCCTCTATGCTGTCTCTGAAGGCTTCGTCCTCGGTAAAAGGAAACTGCCTAATGATCTCATTTAGCTCTGAGGGGTCGCTCCTGAAGGAGTGACGGTCATTCTTAAGGTAAGACTTACTCCCTTGGTCTATAACCTCGCCGTCGATACCTATGACGCCACCATGTGTGTGTACGCTTTGGGAAGGATCGTCGATTACTGGCTCTCCATACTTATCGAAAAAACCCTCAAGAGCGTTGTAGGCTGGAATAAAGATTCGATAAAGTCCAGATCTAGTTCTTCCGTTTTGATTTCTTTCGTTAGGATCAGAGTCATGCCATAACACTCTGTACTCCTCTCCTCCTTTATTCATGGGGTTTACAGTGCTTCCCACCATTGCCTTCCCTACTATTCGCTTACCAACAATAAGGCAGGTTCTCTCGATCCTCCAAGCCTCTCTGATGTCGCTAGGCTTCTCCCACTTGCCAGCCTCATCGAGGTACAGCATATGTAGTTTCTCCCCGTCGTATGCGTTATTCGTGGTGTTCTTCCAGTTTATAACTGAGTTGAGGGCATCTCCCAGCTGAGAAGTTTTATTGTTTTTCGTAATACGCTTGGAAGGCTCCCGAAAAGCAAGCTCCATTCTCGGATTGGTAGTTCCGTCCTGAATAGGCTTGAAGAAAAACGGATAGCTGCGAAATATCGCAACTACTTTCTTCATGAAAATGTTTTCCTGAGCGTCTTTACCTGTCTTTGACTGAATCCCCAGAAGCTTCTCTTTAACTTGGCTAGCTTCGTCAACAAGGACTGAAGAGCAAATATTAGTGTAGCCAGAACGACGACACTTAGTATAAAGCTGACCGAAACAACGAGGATCAGCTTCGCACGCAGCCATGTGGAGAAAGATCTCTTTCTGGAAAGCAAGGTATGATGGATATCCGATATCAATTTTAGACCATTGTAGAAACATATAATGCCTCCCTGTAATATACGTAGGCTTCCCATTATTGTAAAACCAAACACCGTCGCGCCTACGCTGAAACTCCTGCTCGATGTAAGAATGAAATTTCTTTCGAAACTCGGTAGGTTTTTCGAGCCACTCATCCATACCTCGAATCCTTTGCAGGTCTTCGGGCATAGGAATGCGCTTCCACACCTGCATTTTTCTTGGGAGGTCATGGAAGAGAATTTCAGATCGCTTTGGTTTTTTTGGTAAAACAACGAGTAACCCGTGGAGTTCGATAGCTTCTCCTTCCGTGCCGTTAGGGTCGATCTTAATCCCTTTAGTTTCATACCCTTTTATGTCGATTAAAGTGGACATCAGTAGCTCTGTCCGTGCCTTGTCATTCTTCCCAAAGAAGGTACTCCTTTTTTAGGGTTCTTAAGCTCCATTTGATTACCACAATCGCACTGACCTTCAGGGTAATAAACATCCCCGTCTCTAAACTTCATGCTTAAGGTCTGAACCGACTTTTCAGTCTTACATTTTTTACAAATTAGATCTGGCATTTTTTTTAATTTAATTCGTACACCCGACAGGACTCGAACCTGTGACCGTCTGCTTAGAAGGCAGATGCTCTATCCAGCTGAGCTACGGGTGCATATGTTTATCCTCAGGTAACCCGCTGTGTTGTTTTGATTATCAAAGTTGTAGTCGCCCCAGTAGATAAGCCCGCTGGGTCTACTTTGAGAATCTTTCTGCAAATCCCCCTGAGTAGTCTTTGTTTTTTTCAATTTCTCCATTTTCGTTTAGCTCTTTAACCATTTGTTCTAGCCTCTGGCGCTCCACCAAAAGCTCTTTGCAGTCAATAGCTGTTTGCTTTATGGATTGGAGCTCAGCTTTTCTAGAAGAGCCACCAGCCTCAGGATCAACAGGCTTTTTAACCTCTTCGATCATGTTGTCAATAGCAATCTCCATGCTATTCATAAGCCTTTCAGCAGCACCTATCGTGGTAAACTTTTTACTTCTCGACATACATTAAATCTTCTGCGCGGGTTCTATAGTATTCAGTCCCATCAATGGTGATGCGATAGTCCATGTTTTTAGCAAACCCTACTACATCGCCAACCTTTAACCCTAGTTCCTCCACCCAAGGCGGAGTAAAAGAGATCTTCCCTTTTGTGACAGGGCTCTCCTTAACCTTAACAACATCGATAACAGAAGACTGTTGCCCCTCGTCAACCTCCACTCCTTCGAGAAGAGCCCAACCCGCCAGCGGATGTATGTCCCCAGTCTTTGCAGACTTGTAAGCAATAGCCTGGTTATTAACGGTATGATTAGGATCGTACCGTACAAGATAGTTATCATCCTCTCCAGTAAGAGGCTGACCATCGTTAATAACAACAAGATGATGGAAATAAAGCGTGTCCCCAACTTCCACTCCTGTATCGTACTTAAAAGGCGTCGCCACCACGGGGCCTTCTGTGGTTCTGTTTTTGAATTCATCGAATCTATTGTCTATGTAAAGCTCTAAACCGTTATCGGTTGTGATCGTGTCGTTGACAAGCTTTTTTAGCTCGACAACAAACAAATCGAATGTTCTCATTAATTAAAAATTTAAGTCAAATTCAAGCATGCAGGGCATCTCGTCGATGGACTTCCAAAGGAGCGTGCCCTCATCGTTTTCAATATACACAAGGTATCGCTTTTTACCAAATTTGTGAAGGTGATGATCATCTTCCAGTATAGCGGACACCTCTCCTTTACCAGCCTTCATGCCTAAGTAGTAAGCCATGCCGTCCTTAGGCTCCTTGCCTAATACAATTTTTCTAATAAGTCCTTCCATTTTAGTTTAGGGATATACCTAAATCACCAAGGAGATCGTCTAATGAATCGCTTTCCTGAAAGGCGCCTTCCATAACCTGCATCAACGTTTCTAGCTCGGACCTACTTTCTAGGTTGAAGCTATACATTGTCTTCATTTCGGCACTTTCATCACCCTCTTCCATAGCGTCAAAGTCTATAACGCCTACTACTATAGAAGCTAGGGTACGGTCTTTCATTTCAAACTCCTCGATTGTCTCCTCCATCTTTTTGACGAGAGAGTACATTTCGGCAAAGAAGAGGGTGTCTTTAGGGTTCATGATGTAAATTTGTTTAAGTCAAATATACGAAACAATTAGGATGCCCAAGTCAACAGTCAAAAAAACAAGGCTATTTAGAGAGGTGTCAAAGCTTCCAGATAGGTACGTAAAAAACAATCACTTAAAAAACTTACGTAGCGCGACCGATGAGTTTTTAGATAGCAATCCAGACCTCACCAGGTCGTATCTTAACTTAATGCTGTTCTTGTATGATCTGGAGTTCTTCACTATATCGTGGGTGGCAGAGAATTACGGTATGTACAAAAAGAATCTAGCTGACAGGATGATATACCCGCTGGTTGCCTCTGGCTACCTATATAAACACTTTGATAAGCTTACGCCTTCTCAGACTCTAGAGGATCATCTGTTCCGCGATGAAACAAAATATAATTACAGAGTTCGCTATGCGCTGTCGCAGAAAGGTAGGCTAGCGGTGCAACGTTTCTATAACTCACTTTAACGCCCTTGCCCTTTATAGGATTTCTTGTAGTTTTTGCTACGCTTGTTTTTTGACGTCTTAGTCTTAGCGTGTACCCCTGGTCGGCTAACCTTGTTGGCCGCTGGAGCAAAGTTGTTTACTTGCTTCGCCATTACATGTTCTTGTAGTAGACCCCTTTTTCGTCTCGGTGAGCGCTTCTAAGCTGTTTCCTATTCTTACCCGCCTCTTTGTATGAGACGTGGATCCAGTCTGGCTCTTCTTCGTCTCCGAACTCCCAGATCATTTGGTCCCAATCAAGGTTGTCTTTGATATAATTAAAGAGCTCCTTATTTGTAACCCCACCACACATATGCGCGTCTATATCGAGTGCCTCCCCGATCATATGCTGAGAGTACTTACTTCCCCCGATGGCTGTATTTAATTCTTTACATCTATAGCCAGAGGTTACCCCGATAGGTATACCGAAGTGATCTCGCATAGGTTGAAACACGTTCTGAGCAATAGCTATCAGGTTGTTTATCTCCCACT